TTCTGCATGTATGCTTCGGAGTCTCAGCAATGTTTCTTCGGAAGACGGAAACCGTCAACGACAAGCGTATGCGCATAATAATGTTGCCGCAAAAGGTTGCTGTCAGGTCGGTGGCGAAATAGAGAGGTGCACTGCACTGCCTAATCCGATACGCCTGTATGTCTGGACAACATACGGAAACGCTCGGAACTGTCCATAAGCCATTTGTGCCGTTGAGTCGGAGAAATCCGACAATAAGACCTGTTCGGTGAAAAAGTAGCGCAAAGTGGCACTGAGTTCTGAAATAGAACAAAACGGAATGGACTTGAAATCCATGTACCGTTATTGGGTCAAGAAAATCTGAATGACCTGCGCGAAATTTGTTCCGTAACCACTCGGACTCGTTACTGTCCCTTATGGGAACTGGCAAGAAGTCATAGGGTCGCGTCTTATGGCTCAGACTTGTCGGAACGGTGGCTGAATATTGTGACGATGTTATTGTGTAGGGTGAAGATCCATTTGTGATTATGATTGTGGTTATGGAAAACATTTAACAGAGGTTGTGGTTGATTACCGTTATGGGTCTTCCACAACATTTCTGTTATATAGATACCATTTAAGAAACGCCGAATGGTATATGAGGGTTTTTGTCTTAGTGCGAAGAGACGTTAAGCCAGTTCGTACAGTGCAAGCTACTAAGTGCATCACCCTATTGGAATTTTTCATATTGTGCTTCGGAAATCCAATAAAACAGCTATGCTCCGTGTGGGTGAGCGGAGCAATATGGATGTGTAGCATAAAGGCGGTTGCAATTAGCGTGCAATATAATCGCCACGGCAATGCACTGGGTGCGCACTACTCAGGATGATCCGATCAATCATCACATGCAGGTTCGAATCCTGCCATATCCGTTTTGGATTTGATGGTGAAACAGGTAGACACACATACGGTGAAGCCCATTACGTTGAGTATGTGAACATAGATAAGAGATTGCGATTGTTCATGTAGGGTGCAAATCCCCATCCAAATCCACTAAATGGGATGTGTGGCGGAATAGGTAGACGCTCAACAACAGGAACGAGATAACGATGCCACGAAAAGAAGTTATCATGTAAGGTGCAAATCCTTACCACATCCGTCTGGCGGCTGAAAGTTTGGAGTAGCGTTAAAAAGAATGGTTAGAAACTGTGTTGCCCCCAACACATGCAAATAAAGAAAGACCCCCAACCGCAAAATCGTGGTTGGCAATACTGGAAGAAGGTTTCTCATCTGTCTTTTCCTTCATTAATAAACGGCATGTGTTAGAAAAGAATAGCGTTGGACAACAACGGTGGTTGGAAATTCTGAGTAAACGTAAGTAGCCAATAAGTGAACGTGCTTGCAAGAATATGGTTCTGCCAAATAAAGTAATGTTATTCAGTAAGAAGAAAGGTGGTTTCTATTGCCAAGGCGTATCGTTGACATTACAGGAAATAGATATGGAAGTCTAGTTGTGTTAGAACAACGAGAAAATATCGGTCAAAAAACTGCTTGGCTGTGTCAGTGTGATTGTGGAAATCAGAAGATAATTCGCGGAGACTCTTTGAAATCTGGTGCAACAAGGTCATGTGGTTGTTTCAAAGAAGACGATGTTGCAAGGGCAAAGCGTTACAACACATATTCAGAAACAGAAAAATATATGGTCTGGTGTACCAATAAAGGCGATTTGTTTTTCTTTGACAAAGATGATTACGATTTAATAAGCAAATATACTTGGTTTAAACACGATACCGGATACTTTAGAGCAAACACAAAGTCCAAGCAGATATCTATGCATCGGTTGGTTATGGGATGTTACCGAGACGATAATGAGTTAGAAGTGGATCACATTAATCATAATATCTCAGACAACAGAAAAGTAAATTTACGTTTGGTCACAAACGCACAGAACCAAATGAACAAACAAAAATCTACGAGAAATACAAGCGGTGCAAAAGGTGTAAGTTGGAGCAAATCTAAGAAGTGTTGGTTTGCACAAATAGGGCTTAACGGAAAGCTAATTTTTATCGGATCATATGCCGATTTCGCTTCGGCTTGCGAAGCAAGAAAAGAAAAGGAAAAGGAATTATACAAAGAATATAACTATGATCCAAGCACATGGGATTGCGTATAAAAATAATGGGATATGATGTAATTGGTTAGCATCCGACACTTTGACTGTCGCAGTTTCGGTTCGAGTCCGAATATCCCCGTTTCAAAAAAATTCAAAAATCAAAAAAGACCTATGAAAAACAATTTACACAAGAAGATGACGTTCGAATCCAAATTCGACCGTAAGTATGCCTGTTGGGTAAAGAACAATCGTCCAGCGTGGCATTGGTGGAAAAGACGCAACAGGAAGATCTTCCGCAAGAAGTCCAAGAACGAATTAAGGAGCGAAGAGTATTGACTATCATTCATTCATCCAGAGTAGGATTCACAAATGTCGATGCGGTAAAGACTGTCCAACTGAACGACAGATTCATCGAAGCGCATTATCTGGACGGTACAAAGAAAATCATTGGTATGTACGAAAACGATGAACGCTCCGCAGAAGTGTTTGAGGAACTGCTATACGAAATGTTTCCGCAGACTATAGAGATGCAAAACGATCTTGTGTTTTACTCGCATATACGCAATAGAGATGTGTACTATCTGCCAGAGGAATAGCATATGGGCGATGGTGAATACAATAATCTCAAGTTTTATATGCAAAACGCAGAGACAGGTGAGATGACCGAAATCAAAGGAGTTGCAGAGATTTCCGAATCACAAGACGCAGAACTGCACGGTATTACAAAAATCAATGCATTCTCTGTTGACATGACAGCAACGGTTGACCTGACGGAACGCGAGATAATTCAATTCAAACAGCGGTTCTTTCCGGAAACACTTAACAACTACAGAAAGCTACACGGTATGCCATTAATAAGAAAGAGGTGGCATGGATAAATACATGAAAATCATGGCGCGTATCGAGTGGTACGAGAACAAGAGATGGATCACATGTCCGTACTGCGGAAAGCGTCAATTCCCGATAAGCAATGGTGCAATAATCAGGCATCAAACATTCCAATGTAAGGGAAGTTCTTGCAAAAAGGAATATGAGGTAAATATCTGAGAGCCATAGAGTTGTCAGAGGTGAGCAATTCTTATCAGAGAGCCATTTTCACCAAACAATGGTGGGAGTGGCTTTTTTTATGCAATTCGAACAATATCGATCCCTGATTAAGACAATTACAGACAAGGGTCTTGAAAGCCTTGAAAACTTGCAAGACGTACATGATCTTCTTGTCGGCATGAGCGATGAAGGTCTTCTTTTGGATGTTGAACAGCGCAAATTCGCAATGCGATATAGCAAGTTTGCTCATGAGATGTGTCAGTACATGGCAGGTCAGACAGGGAATGTTGCTTTTGAAGAGATGTATTGGCGGTTCCTTAAAGTCGAAGCGCAGAACAGGAACGTGGACAGTTATTTCCTGTATCTGGAAAAGAATCGAGATCCGGACAAGAGATTCTATGAACCGCGCAGAGATAAATTTCTACAATTTGGCGTTACGCAAGGTATGCAAGCGTTGATTGATGATGAGATCGACCTGCTTGCGGTGTCGATGTGTCCCGGTTCTGGTAAAAGTACGGCAGGAATTTTCTTCTTGTCAGGGTGCATGGGATGGGAACCAGAAATGCCAAACCTTGCATCAGCGCACTCAGGAATACTTACGCGAAGTTTTTATGACGGAGTTGGTCAAATTCTGAATGATCCGGTTGAATATACATGGCATGAGATATTTCCTCATGTGAAGTTCAATCCGCGTGGTGACATGAACTCAAAAGAGCAAACCATTAATGTTGGCAAGCCAAACAGGTTTAAGTCTCTTACGTGTCGTGCAATCAATGCGTCCCTTACAGGTGCTACGCGATGTGAAAATATACTCTATGCGGACGATTTGTGCAGTGGTATAGAAGAAGCACTGTCCAAAGAGCGTATGGATAAACTGTGGCAGACATATAATACGGATTTAAAGACGAGAAAGAAAAACTCCTGCAAAGAGATACACATCCAGACGCGTTGGTCGGTATCTGATGTAGTGGGTCGGCTTCAACAGGAACACGCTGACGATCCAAGGGCAAGATTCATAGCAATACCTGCATATGACGAGAATGGAGAGTCCAATTTCAACTACAAGTACGGAGTTGGTTTTTCTACAGAGTATTTCCATGATATGGAAAAGTCAATGGATGAAATCTCATTCAAGTGCCTGTATATGAACCAACCGATTGAGCGCGAAGGTCTTCTGTATCACGATGATGAGTTAAAGCGTTATCTTACACTTCCAATGCAAAAGCCAGATGCAATTTTGTCTATCGTGGATACAAAAAATAAAGGAACCGACTTCTTTGCACAGCCTGTGTTGCTGAAATACGGAGACATGTACTATCTGGACGATTGCGTGTTCAACGATGAATCTGATTATGAGATCCAGTACGCAAGTTCCAAGAGCATCATTATGAGAAATCATGTGGAAGCGTGTCATTTTGAGTCGAACAACGGTGGAGACAGAGTTTCGTTTGAGGTGGATAAACGTCTGAAAGAAGCAGGTTATTACTGCAATATCACACAGGAATTTACAACAGCCAACAAAGAAACCAAGATTATCATTTATGCTCCGTGGGTAAAGGAACATATCTACTTCAAAGACAAATCGCTTTACACACCAAAGAGTGATTATGGAAAGATGATGTCGCAGTTGCTTAGTTACACGGTGGCAGGTAAAGTGTCGCATGATGATGCTTGTGACGTTTTAGCATCGTTCGCTAAGAGAGTAGGAACGCCGCCGACACAGCCAAGTAGAGTTATCAGTAGTCCATTTTGAGGTATACGTAATGGGAACAAAATATAGAGCAGAGATAAGCAAAAAGAACAAATATTGGATCAGCAAGCATCGTTTCTATGAGTTGTCGCATTACTGTATGCAGTATAACGAGTGGAAGGACGAATACAAGACACTGGAAAGTCAATCTCCAAAGGGTGTGAATTATGACGGAATGCCGCATGGTACAGACGTTGGTAATCCAACAGAATCAATTGGAATGCGGATGGTCGAATTAAGAAACAAGATGGAAACCATTGAAAAGACCGCAGAGGAAACAGATCCGGTTCTTGCTAAGTATATTTTGAAAGCTGTCACAAACGAGGACGTTACGTTTAATTACCTTAAACAGTTTATGGACATGCCCTGTGAAAAGGACATGTATTACGACAGAAGACGTAAGTTTTATTGGCTGATGAATCAAAGGAGATAGCATATGAGTGTGTATGTTGATAGCTATAGGTTGGCAAAGGAAGATGGCATACAGCGAGACGAAAGAGGACGATTCATAATGCCCTGTGTTCGTTGCGGCGGTGATGTTGTCAGAACGCAATATAGTCTCAAAAGAACATACGTCTGTGATGCTTGCAAAAAAGCAGAGAAACTAGCTAAGAAAGAAGCCAAAGAAGCAAATGATACTCGCACAAAAGAAGAAAAGAGATTTGATAGTGCAGTGCAAAAACTCAAAAAGCAAGGCATTGATAAATCTTGGGATTCTGCGATTGAGATAGCAAAAAAGAGGATTGACAGATACGATAGTATTCCGGAAGTGATGATGGCAATAGGCTTAATCCATTATAAGTACGCCATAATACCACAGCAAAAGGTTGGTAGTCTTACTGTTGACTTCGCATTGCCGAGAATAAAGGTTGTAGTAGAAGTTGATGGTAGTCTTTACCATAGAAAGGCATATAGGGAAAATCATAGAGATTATCGGCTTAGAAACCTTCTTGGTATGGATTGGGAAATCAGACATGTGCCTGCCGAAGAAGTGGAAAAAGATATTAATCACGCCATAGATTTTTTTGTAAATAAACAGAAACAACCGTACTCAGGTGACAATAATCTGTAATATCATGTTATAAGGAAAATTGTAAGATGCAAAAATCTGAAGCGAGTAAGCTAAAAGACGAACTAAGAATTTTACGCCGCAACGGTAAAGTGTTTGTCCGAGAGTATCAGACCTTTGACAGACGCAATACTGGTAGTGGCGTTACTTTTGGTGGTAAGTATGTCAAACAGAACAATAGAAAGTCTGAACGTAAGGGATCATCTTCGTGGCAGGAGACGGATTTATACGACAGCTAAAGAAGTGAATAGAGACAATCTTCTGAAAGTTCTCAGTGATGCTATTGGAACTCACAACTTGAATCAGGCAGAGATCCAATTTCTGTTTGACTACGAACTTGGCGAACAGCCGTTGCAGAGAGAGAAGATAGTTCGCCCCGAAATTGATGTGACCATATCGGAGAACGCGGCAAATTACGTGGTGGAGTTCAAGAAGGGATACTTCTGGGGAATTCCACCTGTTTTAATTCAGCACGCAGACAAGGAAGTGCGAGAAGAGCATGACGAGAAATCGGATGATCTTGGTATTTCCGGTCTGAATGAAATGTTGCTGAATGCTCTGGATATATCGTATGAGAACCAGATCCTTGGAGACTTCGTAGAGAAATGTGGCATTGGTCACAGATTGATCGAGGTCAAGACGGAATTTGACGAAGAGGAAAGCAAGTATGCACTTGTCAACTTGTATACATTGGATTCCAGATATGCATTTTGTGTTTACAACCGAGGTGTCGGTCAGAAGAAGGTTCTTGGAGTCACGTATGTAAAAGGCGAGGATGACAAGTATCATTTCACCTGTTATACGGACAAAAAGGTATATGAACTCACAGGACTTGCAAGTAGCATTGTCAATGATATCGAGATCAAAGAGTCTGTCAATGTATTGGGCATGATCCCTGTTATCGAGTACAACAGAGCGATTGACCGTACAGGATGTTTCGAACGTCATATAAGTTATATGGATGGATTGAACATTCTTGTTTCGGATCTGGCAAATGATACTGCACAGACAGTTCAGCAGATATGGTGGGCAAATGATGTGTCATTTACTCAGCCAGATGGTACAGAGAAGAAACCTGAGTCTGGAGATTGGGTATTGACGTACTCAGGAACCGAAAAGAACCCGAAAATTCAGCCATTGTCAAGCGGACTTGATACGGCATCCACACTTAGCGCAATATCCTTTGAATGGAACCGTCTTTTGCAGAAATGCAAAGTTCCGATTCAGCAGGAGTCGGTTGGTGGCGGTTCGACAGGAACAGCTACGTCAATGGCATCTGGATGGCAGACAGCAGAAGTCGATGCACTGCGAGAAGAAAGCGTTATTGTACGTGGATTCAAGGAAGAACTTCGTTTGATTCTCAGAGCAATTAAACTTGTTCCGAGCAGGATCCTTGATGAGAATTCACCACTGAGAACCGTTCGTGCGGCAGATGTGGATTTCCATTTCAACCGCAACAGGAACTATGACCTGTCCATCAAAGCAAACACAATGGCAACTCTAATTAATGCAGGTATGCATGGCAGACACGCTATTAAATTGTCGGAGATTAGTCCTGATGCTGAGACAGTGTGGAACGACAGTCGTGAACTTATAGAGATGAAGCAACATAAAATGTTTTCCAACGAACCAACGTCATCGTCAACAGCTTCGGATAGCACCAAACTTAAAGCCGATACCATCAACGAGGATAGGACGCTTCAAGATGGCTCCGATCAGACAAGCAATAGTCCGTTTCTAGGAAATATAGATACGTTACAGAATTGATGAGGTAGCAATATGATCGACGTTACTACCTTTGATGAACTTAACAGATTGGTCGGCTACAAAAGGTCAATGCCCATTGACAAATATTTCGATGAAATGCCGATAACAACTGAACAGAAACGATTAAGAAAGGCATTTGCCAGACGCCTAGAAGACGAGATGGTCTGGCTCATGTCTTTTTTGTTTTACACGCGAGATAATCCGCAGTACATGATGGCTCTCGAAGAAATAAGAGAGCGATACAGAGAATGTGCTGATAGAGACTTGTTGTTTGATGCATATGTTGCAGAACGGATTAATCGGGCAACAGCGGATATTGTTTCAGCAACATCACGACACGAAGATGATCCGTATTTCTATTCCAAAGACAGGGCAAGGCTCATATCGGAAAATGAATCAAATACGATATGGTCTTATACAGAATATGAAAATGCCATTAAAAACAAGTCCTATAAACGGTGGAGAACCATTATGGACGGTCACGAAAGAGATAGTCACGCAGAAGTGAATGGAGTAGTCATGCCAATTAATGAACCATTTGTCCTCGCAGGTGGATTACTCCAATATCCAAGAGATGAATCGTACTCGCCAAGTGACGAAGAGATTATTGCGTGCCGTTGCGGAATTGAATTTTTCTAAAGATATTACCGCCATTGGCGGTTTTATTTATATATCAATAGTCAGAGAAGACTATAATCGCAAGCAACCTAGAGAAAGGTTGGATAAAAATAACGCAAGGTCAGCACAGACGATAAAAGCAGAAAGAGGTTAATTTTATGAAGTTTATGAACAACCATTACGGTCAAAGTCGGATTTTCAAACACGCACGCAGAGTTGCTCCTGATGGTGCTGATGCGCTCGGTGGAGATGGTTTTGCGGAAGGTGTAGATGGGTCTGGCGGCGGCTCTGGCACTGATGGTGCAGACGGTTCCGATGATGCGGATGGAGATGGCGAGGAATCGCTTGAAAGTCTTAAAGCAGAACTTGCCAAGGCGAAAGCTGATGCGGAACGCTTCAAAAACGCAATCGATAAGAACGCGAAAGAAGCCAAGAAACTCAAGGGTCAGCTAAACGAAGCCAATGCGAATCTCAGGGCAAAAATGACGGATGCCGAGAAAGAAGCAGAAGCACAGAAAGAGAAAGCAGAGGAACTTGAACAGGTTCGAAGCGAACTCCGCACAATCAAATACAGCAAGCGTCTGATGGGTGTGGGTATGCCAGAAACAGACGCAGAAGAGATGGCAAAGGCTATTCCGGAATTGGAAGATGCCGATGCCTTTTTTGATGCTCTTGGAAAGTTTGTAGAGTCTGTCAAAAAGACCGCAGGTGAAGATAGACTTCAGAAATTTATTGCGGACAACAAAATTGACGTGTCCGCAGGACAGGGTGATTCCCAAAAGGATGATCCTGCAATGGTTTTTGCAAAACGTGTTGTTGAGCAGAACAAGTCCAGAAAATCAGGTAGCAACAGTGACATTATTAACAATTTCCTTTAAAGGGGGACAAACAAAATGGCAAGAGGTGACATGAAAGTTGATTCTCTGGCAGTTAGCCGTGAGATCGAAATTCTTAACCGCAAAGAAAATGAAGCCGTGTCTTTCGCAATTGATTTTACAGGTGTAACTGATACCGCAGACAACGGCGAAAAGATCGTCAAAGCAGGTACTCCGATCGATAAAGATGGAAAAGTTGTTGGCGAGACTCCGTGGACAGGTGCAGTTGGTCTGCTTCTGCATGACGCTTACGAATCTCATCCGCAGGTTGCAGTTCTTAAAGTCGGTTATGTGCATACGGGTCGCGCACAGGCTAATTCTGGTCTGACTTACAATGCGGCACTCACAACCGCGCTGAATGCGGCAGGATGCAGAATTGCATTTGAAGAGCCGATCGTCTGATGATCTTTCGATTTTGTAACAAATAAACACATCACATTTAAGGAGACTTAAAAAATGAGATTTAATGATGTATTCACAGCGCGGTCTATCGCATTTCGTCTGACAAACGATCAGAGCAATGCTATTCCGTATCTTGGCGAAGCGTTCTTTCCGCGCAAAAAGAAAATGGGTATTGATCTGAAATGGATTAAAGCACACAAGGGACTTGGAGTTGCACTGAAACCGTCTACATACGATGCACTTGCAACCATCCGTCCGCGTGAAGGTTTCCAAGTCCTCACAGAGGAAATGCCGCTGTTCCGTGAAGCTATGAAGGTTTCCGAGCAGGACATGGTTGAGATTCAGCGTGCGGCTGACTCTAACGATCCGTATCTGAACGATGTTATCAATCACGTATTTGATGATGTTGCAAATCTTGTTGAGGGTGCAAATATCGCTTCTGAGCGTATGCGCATGTCTCTGCTTGCTCCGATTAACGGCGATGTTAAGATCTCCATCGGTCTGGCAGATAACACCATTTACAACTACAACTACGATGCAAACGGCACATGGAAAGCAACAAACTATGCATCTCTGTCTGGTACTGACGCATGGGATCAGGCGGCTAGTGCGGCTCCGCTCGATGATATGCAAACAGGTGTCGATGCGCTTGCCGACAAGGGTTATGCGGGTAAGTATGCAATCATGAACACAACCACTCTGAATCTTCTGATTGCATCCGACCAGATGAAAAATGCGCTGATTACCATCACTGGCAATCCGGTTGACTTCCTTGACAGAGCAACTGCTAAAGAAGTATTCCAACGCAAGACTGGTCTTACACCGATCATCTACGACAAAAAGTATAAAGACTATAACGGTACTTCCGCTAAATACTATCCGGACGGTTATGTAACAATCGTTGGTGAAGATCAGGTCGGTAATCTCTGGATGGGTACAACTCCGGAAGAGCGTTCACTGATTGGCGATCCGAAGGTTGACGTATCTGTTCTTGATTCTGGTATCGCAGTAGCAATCCAGAACATCTATGGACCGCCTGTACGTCATGAGACAACCGTGTCTCAGATCGCACTTCCGTCCTACGAAGGAATGGATGCAGTATACGTTCTCAAAGTTAAATAATTTCAGCGAGGTATAAGCAATGGTATTTGACCACATTGTTAAACACAATGGCACATACTATGCGGCAGGAGAAGATGTACCGATGGAGCAGAAGACAAAGAAACCTTCTGCTCCTTTCGTTTCTCCTAAAGTTGAAGAGGAAGTGCCGAAGGAAGAAACAAAAAGACGTGGCAGACCTGCTAAAGCAAAGGAGTAATGCGTCATGGCAATCACAAGGGGAGAATTGATTCACGGTCTGACCGTATATGCGGCAGATGACTACACGGAAGATCAATTACCATTTCTTGAGGATTGTGTTGACGGAGCCATACAGGAAGTGTTGAACGAGATGTGTCCGTGGGGATTGTCGGATGATGACTACGAAAAGTATCAGGCAGTTGCGCTGAAACGGTATTCGTGGGCGATCAAACGTATTGCACAGTTCCATTACGACAAACAGGGTAAAGCAGGTGTGACTACATTCTATGAATCTGGTCAGACAACATCTTTTGAGTCGGGCGGCACTCCGAAGCAATTCCTGAGTGGCATTGTTCCTATTGCAAAAATCGTATAAGAAAAGACGGTGTGTGCATGTCATTGGCGTGACATTGAAAGTCCCCACGTTGGTGGCGTAGGGTGTTTCCATCGTTTTTTCGATACAGAGGTAGGGAACGGAAACACAGTTCAAGAGGGACTTAGAAATGAGAAATTCAACACGCAGAAAGCAGGATGTTTGGTTTGTAAACCGAACCAAGGATGATAGCAATATCGATCCTGCGTACACATACGATAAACCGATAAAAAAACGTTTCTCCGTATCATCGACAAGCGGTACACCTGCTGAGATGAACTTCGGTATCTTGCCAACATATGACAGGTACATGATTTCATACGACAGAAATTTCACACCTGTAGAGGGGATGTACTTATACATCGACAAGACTCCGGAGATAGATTCGGAGACAGGTATGCTGACTTTGGACGAAGAAACGAATGAACCGACCGTAAAACCCGATTACATTCTTGACCGAATCTACGATACCAAGAAAGGCATTCTTGCCCGATATGGCATCAAGAAGGTAAGTGATAAAGACTAATGGCTAAGAAGAAAATCAAAATGAATCTGTCTGTCAGTTCCGTGGAGAACGCCATTAAGCAGATAGAGGAATACAAAAGATCGTTGGTCTTAAAAACAGCACAGTTACTTGACGAACTTGGAAAGATAGGTATTCGAACTATTGACCAGAAAATGTCAAGCATACAAGGTGATTCGGATCCGAACCATTATGCATTTGTGAAAATGAATTCATATGGCTCGTTCACAAGGGCAACGATCATTCTTCAAGGTCGGGACGTTCTTTTCATAGAATTTGGATCGGGTGTTCATTACAACGGTGCGGCAGGTTCAAGTCCTCACCCAAAAGGACAACAGATGGGTTACACCATAGGTTCCTATGGAAAAGGACAAGGTGCAAATGATTCTTGGGTGTACTTCAATGAAGAACATGGTCGATTTGAGACTTCGCAAGGCACTAAAGCGGCTATGCCGATGTACAACGCAGAGGTTGAGATTCGCAAAGCAATCAAAAACGTAGCAAAGAAAGTATTCGGTGGATAACATGGACAACAATACAGTAACGGTGGATATCAATCAAATATATAAAGCATGGCGAAACTTCCTTCTGAACCACTCAACCGCCAAGCATTTTGGTATGTTCAACGACAAATCCGTTGCTGAGTTTCCGTATTGCGCGCTGACGTTGGTTGGTAAGCCTACAAATGTTACGGATTTATCCAACTATGAGGTAACGGTTGACCTGACGCTTCAAACTGATTGCTACATCGACAATTCAAAAATCAGCGAAATATATGTTATGGATGATGCGTGTTGGCAATTTTTCAACGAACTAGGATTCAGACGGATGGGTGACTCCGCATTAAGTGTTGTGGATAACTCAAACGTCAAGCGAATCACATCACGATTTACAATGAGAAACTTCGCAGGAAGTTTCTTAAAGGATATAAGTAACGTATAAACGGCACTCTTCATGAGTGCTTTTTTATTGCTCAAAAGAGCAGAAAGGAGCAAGAGTCATGGCAAGACTTACAACTCTTGGTAAAAAGCTGTTTGCGTGATAAATGCGTAGCAAACAGATACGCCGTCCACAATGAACCCATCAAGTAGATTGTGGATTATTAGTGCGGAATTAAACTGGAAACCCGTCTGCAACGGCAATCAGAGTCCGAAGGCTGTGTGTAAAAACACGGTCAGGCGCAACGCATAGGAGATGAACCTGTTACGCAGAATATAATTCTCCCACGAGTCCGCACCATCCGATGGGGTTGGGTGAAAAGATATGCTGAACTTCTTGTTTCTTGCATTCATGTTGTGATATAATATTCGCATGAATAGTAAAGAACACATGATTAAAAACCAAGAAAAATATATAGAACTTTGTAATCAAGGTAAAACTCGAAAGGAAATTTCAGCCGAATTAGGCGTCTCGACAAGAACTGTATATGAGTATCAAACAAGAACTGGCGTTCACGCAAAGAGAGCAGATGATTATTCCGAACGATTGAAACAGTACAAGAAATTGTGTGAAGAAGGATATACCAATAAGGAAATAGCCGAGAAATTGCATATTTCTAAAGAAACAGCCGTGAATTACAGAAGGATATCTGACGTTCGTCCAAGATTGAGCGAAAGCGGTTCTGGTAGAATCCCCAAAGTTGATGAACATTTTTTTGATGTGATAGACACAGAAGAAAAAGCATATATACTCGGATTCATTTGCGCTGATGGATGTGTGGATACAAGTAATCGCAATATCGCCATAGCTATAAGCATAAAAGATATTGATATATTAACAAAAATCAAAAAAGCGACAAACTGCGGAAATGATATTCACATTAGACCAAAGGCAAATTTAGCTGTGTTGAATCTATCAAGTAAATATCTTGTTGAAACGCTATCAAAATATGGAGTGACCAGAAACAAAACTGCAACACTACCGTTTCCTGCTATTAAAGATGAAATGTATCGTCATTTTTTTAGGGGGCATTGTGATGGTGATGGTTGTGTGCATAAACGCCAAGTTGCTATAACCATAGGTAGTGATGATTTTTGTGATGGTTATGTGAAATACTTGGAAAGCAAATTCAATAAAACAATCAGCTATGCGTATAGGCAGAACAGTTATCATTCGGTTGTTTTTTCAAGAAAAGATTTTGATATTGTCGATTGGATGTATAAAGACGCGAATATTTACCTTGAAAGAAAATATGAGTCATATATACAAAATTGGTTAAATTATGCTGAAAAGAGAAGAAGCAGAGGATAAAAAGCCACTGCGATAACATATTTGGTTACTTTTGGTTATGGCATCGAGACAACTGCTGGTACTAAACCTGCTACCTTCACACGGCTTGAAGAAGCATCCAGTATCGGTGGCATTTCTCTGGACACAGAGCAGATTGACGTATCCGCGCTTGAGGATTACATCACTCACTATGCAGCAGGTAGACAGGATACTGGCGGTACTTGGGAAGTTGAATTTATCATGGATCCGGATAAATCCGTGGATCAGATCAAAACTCTTTATTCGGCATCCGCCGCCGCTAAAGCAGAGGGCAAAGCTACTTGGTTCCAAGTGCAGTTCCCTGACATGAGCGATGCATTCTATGTAATTGCTGAGTGCGGACGCGAGATTCCGATGCCTGAGATTGGTCAGAACGAAGCGGCTACAATGTCCATTTCTCTGATTATCGCAGAGTACAAAGGACTTGCGGCAAAGATTGCTTGGTCATAAGCGAACATTTCAGAGGGCGTTCCTTAATTGGAGCGTCCTCAGTTTTTAAATACAGGGGGACTTACAATGTATGTATTTAAAGTAAACGGTGATAGTTACAAGATTCGCTTCGGATATGGAGTTCTGTATAAGACAGACCTGATTGACAGAGTTATCAAAGCTACATCTGGTCAGACGGATGAAAGTGAATCACCTGCTGATGTCATCAAAAATCTTCTTGGTCTTACGGCAGAACTTCTTCTGGAAGGATTGCAGAAACATCACAAAGATAAATTCGGATATGACACGGACGAGGAACGTGAACAGCGTATTCTTGAGGTCTGTGATTTGATTGACGATTATGAGGACGAACACGCGGATGACGAATCCGATGATAAGATTGATGGCTCTACTCTGTTTGTGGATCTGCAAAATGAACTGGAGCGTAACGGTTTTTTATCACGGATAAGTCAGGGAAGTCAGGAGACTCTGGCAAACGAGGACGCAACGATAGTTCCGATGGATCGTCAGAAAAAGACAAGGAAGAAAGTTGGGGAGAAAGCGTAAGGAAATATACAATGCCGTATTTCCTGTCGATAGGTGTCAGCAAGGAAGAGTTCTTGGATTCATGTCCTGTTGACATTGAATGTTATCACGAAGCGGAAATTATTCGTGAGAAGCGTGCCGACAGAGAACGATGGCATATGGGCATGTACAACCTTAACGCATTCAGCACAGCATTGTCTATGGCATTGGCAGGAAAGAAATCCAAAGCGAAGTACATGGACAAACCGTTGCTTGAACAATCCGAACCGATTCCTGATGAAGAACTGACAGAAGAACAAATTAAACAGGAGAGACAGAAGTTGCTTATGGCACTCAAGGTGTCACAGGCGAATTTCGAACTTAACAAGGGCAAGGTGGATGAATAATCTGTCTTGCCCCTATTTTTTTTAACGAGGTAACACACATGGCGAACGACAATGTAATTGATGAGTTATCGTTACAGATAGATGCCAATGCCAATGCCGCCATAAAGAACCTAAGTCGGATGCAGACGCAGTTAAGACATCTTGCGAAAGACTTAGGAAGTGTATCGTCCGCAACGTCAGGTCTTGCTAGGTTGACAACTTCATTTAATAAGATCGGAAATATCAATACATCGAAGTTGAACACGGTAATTGGTCAGCTTGAAAGAATTAGCAATATCAATTTCAAAAACATTGATGGCAAAAGGCTGAATCTCGATGTGAAAATTAGCGGAGCGGATAAAGCGGAACGTGAAATATACGCGATGCAGGATGCCGTAAAGCATGTTGATGTATCTCCGCTTGTAAAGAAGTTTAATGACTTGTTTGGCTTAAAAGGTGTGGACGCTACAAATATCAAACGCGTGTATCAAGCCGCCGTAAGAGATATGGCAAGTGGCGGTACAGGAAATAGTGCATTTGTAGATTGGTTAAGCAAAGTCGATAAAGATGGGTTGAAGATTGCGAAAGCGTCTTTTGCTTCTGATATTGCTTCGATGCGAACTGAATACGCAGAGTTCCTCAAATATCTCCAAAACAATAAAATCTCGCTGACACGAGCGGTTGATAAGAAAGCGTTTAGAGAAAACACAACTGCTAATGAGCAGATGTCGTTTTTCAGCCAGAGTGGTTCTGCGATAGACGGAAGGTGGGAAGAACTTGTAAATCTGTTTCCAACCATTATGTCGGGGATAAAGAATGTTGCAAATGAGGAAGATCAAGTTTATGCAATTCTTGAGAAGATTAGAGAAGCTAGAGCGGCGCTTCAAACCGTAAACATCAAAGACATATCTGGCGTAGATTCTGACAATGCGTGGGCAAATCTCATTTCGGTTGTTGGTGAAGCACCAAAAGAACTGAAACAGATATTCGATCAGGAAGTCCAAAAGTCCATGAAGGAATCCGCTAGTAAGATTCCATTGGATATTAGCATTGAACCATCTAGAATCGAAGCGCAAATCAGGGCGGCAATTAAACAAGCAACAGCAACTCCATTTAAACTTCCATTGGAGTTTAGTTTTGCAGACTTAAAGTCGAACCTCAAGTCAACAGTTTCGACTACGCTGTCTGGACTTGATGCAAATAAGTTGGGAGAGTTAAACACAGGACTTTCAGCCACAGCGGACGCGATGAAAGAGATGGGTCAAACAGATCCAAAGAGTTCTGGACTCACAGCATTTGTTAATTCCATAAACCGACTTACAAGTACAGATTTATCTAAGTTTAATCTTGAGATATTTAAAGATATAAGAGAAGCCATTAGAGATTTTGCAAGCATGGAAGATATTTCCGGATCCGTTAACAGGTTTGTATCTTCACTGGCAAGATTAGCCAACGCAGGAAGTAAATCCACAATTGCGGTAAACACACTTCCGCAACTCGGAACGGCAATCAAGTCCGTCATGGGTGGTTTGTCATCGATGGGTGGACTTCCTGCCGAACTTAGCGCGTTTGTTACTTCTATTGCAAGTTTAGCAAACGCAGGAAATAAAACAGGCACAACCGCAGAACAATTGATAACTCTGGGTGAATCACTCAGAACATTTATCGCAGATGTATCTCAGGCTCCGGAAGTAAGCCAGAATATACTGCAAATGACCACAGCTATTGCCAATCTCGCACAGGCAGGTGGCAAGGCAGGTACGGCATCAAAGAGCATAAACAAATCTATCGGAAACGTTGCACAGGATTCTGGCAAGGCAAACGATAAGATGAAAGCACTGTCAGCCATTATGACAGATCTCGGAAAAGTATTCCAGAGGTCGGCAGGATACATCAAGGTAGGAGCAAGTAATATAATTAATTCGCTTCGCCAGATGAAGAATGCAGGTAATGGACTCAGCGGTGCGACACAAAGCATCAAGAACATGATTGCCGCAATGATTGGATTCCGTGGCGTACAGGGTCTTGTGAGTCTTTCCAAGCAAGTCATAGAACTTGGTGGAAACATGACAGAGATTGACCACATTATTGAATCCGTATTCGGCAACATGGCAGGTGTTGTTGATAATTGGTCAAAAACAGCAATCACACAATTTGGTATTGCGGAACATTCTGCAAAACAGTATGCAGGTACATTATCCGCAATGTTCCAAGCATCAGGCATTGGGTATCAGAATGCAGGTCTGATGGGCATTAAGCTAACGGAGTTAGCAGGTGACTTGTCAGCTTTCTACAACATAGATACTGAAACTGCATTCAAAAAGTTACAATCAGGTATGGCAGGTATGGTCAGACCGTTGAGAGATTTAGGTATTGACCTTACTGCGGCTACACTGTCTGAATATGCATTATCTCAAGGTATCCAGAAGTCATACACGGATATGACTCAGGCTGAAAAAGTAATGCTGAGATACAACTATTTGATGCAGGTCACTACCACGCAAAGCGGTGACTTTCAACGTACCTCAGAGAGCATGGCGAATTCGATGCGTACTCTTCGTGCTTATCTGTCAGCAGTTGGCACTCAAATAGGTATTGGACTTGTAGCGGCAATACGTCCTGCAATCGTAGCATTGAACAAATTGATGGCATACCTTGTGAAAGCCGCAGAAGCATTTGCAACATTCATGCAGACAATCTTCGGCAAATACAAAGGCGGTGCTTCCGGCATCGCTATGGATATGTCAGGAGCAGAAGAGGATACATCAAATCTTGCGGATGCGGCAGGAAATGCTTCGGACGGACTTTCCGATGCGGCAGATTCCGCAAAGCAACTCAAAAAGGAACTTTCCGTTCTTCCGTTTGATGAATTGAATCAGCTTAACAAAGATCGAGAGGAAACGGGAAGTAGTGGCGGTTCCGGTGGTGACGGTGATGTCGGCGGCATCAAAGGACTTACCGACAGCCTACTTGATTGGGGCGATCTTCTCAATAACTCCGAAGCAGGTAAACTTCCTGACGCAATCAGTGAATGGGCAGAACGCATCAAAAAAGCGTTCAAGGCACATGATTGGGATAAACTCGGTGAAGAACTTGCATGGGGCATCAATAAAGGTATTGACGCAGTATATGATGCATTGGATCCTGAGAGGTTCAAGAAAAAGGTTCAGCCGTTTATCACGGCATTCACCCAGACGTTCAATAGCCTTGTGGATCACATTCATTGGAACAAACTTGGCAGAACGGTTGCCAGAGGAATCAATGATATCACATGGGCATTGAACAGCATCATAGAAGGTATCAATTGGGAAAACCTTGGAAGTAAACTTGCAGAATTCGCAAATGGTCTTGTTGACGAAATTGACGCAAAACAACTCGGAAATCTTATCGGAAACAAGTTCATGATTGCATGGAATATGCTTTATGGATTTGCATCTAAATTCAATTGGGATGAACTAGGTAAGAAACTTGGCGATCTTCTGAACGGTGTCAATGACAAGATTGATTGGAGTAGAGTTGCGGAATCACTCACAACATCATTCAATGGTGCATTTGAAACACTGAAGAACTTTACGGAAACTGTTCATTGGAGTGAAATAGCAGACAATATCACAGGCGGTCTTAACACCGCAATTCATACGTTTAAGTGGCGAGAGAATGGTGAAGCACTCGGAGAGTTCATCAACAATCTGTTGGATACAATCAATCAAATCGTAAACGAGACAGATTGGGAAAGTTTTGGTGAAGGTCTTGCTGATATGCTTTCTGAACTTCCGTGGGGCAAATTGCTTTACACGGTAGGAAATGTAATCGTCAAGGCTATCGGTGGTACACTAGCAGGTCTTGCAACTACTCCATCAGGAATGTTTGCTACAGCATTTGTTGCGGCATTGGCGTTGAAGAAGACAGCCATCGGTAATACGATTGCTCAAAACTTCTTGTTACCTGCGTTTATGACAGCATTCAATAATTCATCTCTACTACAGAGCATAGCTAAAAATGCGTATGCATTCGGCGGTGCTTTTGTCACAAACTTTGCTTTGCCAATGGCAGGTATTTCCGCAATTATCGGTGGCGTTATTCTCGGAGTAACAGCATTTGAAAAAGCCATCGATAAACTGCATGGTGGTAACGGAAAAGTAACGCAAATCGGAAAGACACTTGAAGAGTATTTCGGTCACGTAAATGGCGTATCTCAGAGTAGTAAAGAAGCATTGTTTCAGTTGGTTGAGGAGCAGGAAAATGCAGGTGCATCAGCAGAACAAATGTCGCAAGCGGTTGTTGAAAAACTTGCAGAAATGAATTTGTCATATACGGATGCGCAAGGAGCATTGGAGTCTTTCGTTACGGCACACGGCGGTGCAAGCGAAGAGATGAAAGTATTCCAAGATGCTCTTGAGAAAAATGCAGGTCTTTTCCAACAATCAAAAGAGCCTATCGAGGACACGAAAAAAGGTTATGAACAGCTTCGTGATACACTCGGAGAATTGTCATTGAAAGAGGATATCGTAAATGCAAATCACGAAAACTTGATGAGTGTACTTGATGAATCTCAGGCTAGGGGAAACGTCCGTAGAAGCGTTCAATAACTTAAAACTTGCGATGGAAGACTTGGGTATCGAAACCGATACGTTGACGGAGAAACTTGGAACTGATTTTGGAAATACAGCCACAACAGTTCAAGGACATACATCAAGCATATCATCCGGTTTGACGAATTTCGCAACGTCCGTCAGCACAACTGTTACAAGTGCGTTCGCCGACATGTCTGAGCAAATCCAGACAAACGTTCAGAACCAGAAGACAGAACTTGGCAATTGGCAGACAGATGTTGAAGCGTTCAGAAGTACGCTTGAATCCAAATTGCAGAACGTTGGTCAGAATTGGGGACAGCTTGGAGCAGACCAAGAAGCTAGTCTTGAAAACTACAATAAGAACCTTGAGGAAAATATTGGCAAGCAGGAAACATTGCTTACTAATATGACAGCCTTAAATGAATCTCAATTAGACAAAGCTACGGTACAGGCAATTATCAAACAAATTGATCCATCATCTCAGGCGATGACAGAATTGATTCAACACATGAACGCAGGAGATGAAACGTGGCAAACATTCCATGCAAATCTTGAAAAAAGCATGGACATGACAGGTGACGTAAACAAGGTTCTCGACGGTTTTACAACGGAATTCGCAAAACAGATTGCTCCATCGTTCGTTACCATCGGAGATAACTTCAAAGTCGAAGGTAACAACATTGGTGGATTCCTTGTCGAAGGTATGGGACAGGGAGTTTACGATAGTGTTAGTGATGCTCAGAACGCACTCGATGACTTGGCTACAAAATCAATCAGCGCATTTAACAGTGCCGCAGGTATCAATTCTCCGTCAACTGTTATGATGGAAAGCGGTAAGCACCTTGTCGAAGGATCGCAAAAGGGTGTTGAGTACAACTCATACCTGTTAAGTTCCGCAATGATCAGGATGGAAACAGATGTTGCCAATACGTTCAGAAAATGGACAGCAACGTTTGAAACAATGGCAAAGAATATTGTCGAATACACAAGGAAAGGTCTGAGAGAATTCAGTTCACCATTCACAAGTGCATTCAGTGCTGTTGCGGAAATTATGGGTAAAAACAAGGCAACGTTTGAGGGATACGGCAAAACGCTTGCTTCGGATTTCATTAACGGATTCAAGAATACGTTGACCGGAGCAGACATGGCAACAAGTTTCTATAATGCAGGTTCGGCTCTTGCGCAGAACTTTGCAAGCGGTCTGCAATCGGCATATATTGCTAGTCCGCATTTGTATGTACAGGATTACACAACCGTTACGAATAGTGATGGTTCGTGGTATTCATATCCGAATTGGGGAGTCAACTGGTACAAAAAGGGCGGTCTTTTCCTTGGTGGCAAAGGTACGGTTGTTGGTCTTGCAGAGGGTGGAAAGGACGAAGCTGTTCTTCCGCTTGAAAACAGCAAAGCAATGTCACGTATCGGTTCGGCTATAGCAAATGCGGCGGCAGGTGACGGATTCGGAGTCAATTCTGAAACCATTACAGAAGCCGTTGTAACAGCTATGGCAATGAATCCGCAGACTCAGGAAATTATCGTCAATGCAGTTCTCAAGATGGAGAATGACGAAGTATTGGCAAGACACGTTGAACGTGGCAGACAGAGGTTGGACAGCCGTTATAATCCTGTCGCACAGTATTAATACGAACGGAAGGGCATCTCAATGCGAGGTGTCCTTCTTTTATGAGGTGAAATATGGTAGCAGAATATACGATTGTCGTGGATGGCATCACGTACAAGAAAGGTGATACGATTCCTGATTTCGGTTCAATCGGATGCGTCAAAGCAAAAGGTATGCTTCGGAAGTACACAGGATTGCAAGCGGACTACGATAAATTGCCAACATATGTATCGGATGGCAGTTCGTGCATCATGGTTGATTCTGGAAATCTTTACATCTTCGAAAGTGGCGAATGGGTGCTTCATCCGATTACATTTGAAGAAATCAAGGATTATATCAATACGAGAGTCCAGTACATTGATGGTGGCACTTTCAAGAACTGGCAGTGAGGATAAAATATGGCAAGTGAAATAATGATCATGATTGACGGTCAGAGTATGCCATGTCCATCAGCTTATGAATGGGGATTGCAGGATGTTTCTGCAGGAGAATCGGGCAGAACGGATGATGCTCTTATGCACAAAAACAGAGTTGCCCAGAAACGGAAACTGAAACTTGAATGGGTTGGTAAAGATTGGGAGACAACCACTAGAATCATGCAAGCTGTCAATCCTGAGTATATCTCTGTAAGGTATCCTGACATGCTATCAGGAACCTACGAAACTAGAACGTTCTATGTCGGAGACAGAACGGCTCCTGTTAAGTTTTGGTGGACAGACCGTAAGATGATCGAAAAGATTAGTTTTGATTTTATCGAGAGGTAATGTGAATGATAAATGTAACAACAGCCTTTCGACAGGCATTATATAACGATGACAGACGGTATCTTGAATATGCGGACATAACGCTTGACGATACCAACCACACAGTATTGCATGTAACGAATGAGAATATATGGCAAGGTGGATTCTCAATCGAGGATTCCGTTGGAGAAGACAATACGTTTTCTGCGCTTGGCTCGACCATCATTAATTCGTGCACGATTGTGCTGAACAATATTTACGAAACCTATTCGGAATATGATTTTACGAACGCAAAGGTTGTCGTAGCTGTCGGACTTGAGCTCCCGAATCCAAACGATTCGACAACAACGTACATCGAAAAGGCATGGAAAGGTGATTTCTATGTTGACGAAGCAACGTACAATGGTTCAATCATTACGTTAAAGTGTCTTGATGATATGAAACAGTTCGACAGACCGTATTCGCAGAGTACGCTTGTATATCCTGCAACACTTGACACGATTGTGCGTGATGCATGTACATGTTGTGGTGTTGAACTTGGAACACTTAACTTTCCGCATAAGGACTATTCGATTCCGACGCGTCCAGAGGATGAAAAGGTCACATTCCGTGAAGTTATTGGGTGGTGCGCTACGATTGCAGGATGCTTTGCTAGATTCGCATATTATCCGACAGCGAGTAAATCCAAACTCGAACTGAAATGGTTTAATCAGACCGCATTGGAGCAACATGCGCAAGGTACTGATGGCGGTTTGTTTGATAATGGCACCCCAAGATATTCTACAGGTGACACATTAGACGGTGGCACATTCAATCCTTGGAATACAGGCGATGCGGCTGATGCAGGTGCATTTACTGACGAACGTCCGTATCATCATATTGTGTCCATGTACAATCACAACATAAGTGTTGATGATGTGGTCATTACAGGTGTACGGACAACGGTCAAAGATGATGACGATGACAGTGCTACAGAGACAATCACTGCACTTACCGGAACAGAGGGATATGTCATTGACATTGCGGACAACGAATTCATCACAAAGACCAATGCTACAGAGATTCGCACATGGCTCGGACAGCAATTGATTGGTCTGAAATTCAGAAAAGCATCCGTATCACATCCAAGTGATCCGTCCATTGAAGCAGGAGACATTGCTTTCGTATATGATCGCAAAGGAAACGAATATCCTATTCTTGTCACAAGAACCGTGTTCAATGGTTTCGGAACGCAGACAACTGTTTGTGGCGCAGATACACCAAACAGGAACAGTGCGACAAGGTATACGCAGGTTACGAAAAGTTATGTCGAGACTCGCAAAAAGATGAAAGAGCAGAAAAACCAATACGATCAGGCATTGGACGATTTGGCTGAAGCTATCGAAAATGCACAGGGAATGTATGAAACTGTTGTTCCACAAACAGGCGGTGGAAACATTACCTATGTGCACAACAAACCGACATTAGCTGAATCTGACGTTGTTATCGAATTGTCTAGTGTTGGCGTAACTGTTACTTCCAATTATAGCGATCCGAATCCGACATGGTATGGATTGACGGTTACAGGTAACTTGGTTGCCAATCTTATAAGCGCACTCGGAGTAAACTTCGATTGGGCAGTTGGAACTACATTAACGCTTGGTGGTGCTAATAACGGTAATGGTGTGCTGAGAGTGTTGGATGCAAACGGAAACGAAGTCGGCAGATGGAATAATACAGGTTTAACTGTCAAAAGAGTTTCAAATGCAGGTTTGTCCACAGAGAATACTATTGAAAACTTTCTAGGTGCATCTTACGGAATGATGCATTCCATTGTAGAGGGATACTACAGATGGTTGAAAAATGATATTGGCAATACGTCTGTGGCTATGAGTGATAGAAACGGAACCATAAAGGCATTCCATACAATTATTCCGGAACTTAGCGATCAAATACAAGAAACGGTTTCTGGTAACGCAACATGCATCAAAGAATCATATTATTATGAAGGTGGAACATATAAAAAAATATATACCAATGAAGTTTTAGATTCTGACGATGAGAATAAAAGTGCGCAAGAAGAATTTCGACACGATGGCAAATTTGCAATGCGGTATTGCGATCATAATAGTTCTGTAACTGATTGGTATTTTACAATTATGCATGATGCATTTTTCTTTTCGAATGTATTTCAGAACTATTTTTATATTCCTAGTAGCAGTGTTCCTGCGTCAGACAGAACTATAACGTTAAAGTTGTTATATGACGAGATTTACATTAACGCAGGTACACATAATTTGCGTATCAATAATTCTGTGCGAACCATTGACGGAAACACTATTCAAGTAACCTCATCATCTAAACGCTACAAACATGATATCACTGATGAGATTTGTGAAGAACTTGATCCGCACCGCTTGTATGACCTAAAGATGAAACAGTTCGTATACAACGATGACCATGAGCCACCTTATGCGTGCATGAAAGGCAAAACGGTATCTGGTTTTATCGCAGAAGATGTGGACGAAATTTATCCTGCGGCTGTTATAAAAAATCCTGAGACAGGAGAAATTGAATCGTGGTCAGAGGCACAAATTATTGCTCCAATGTTGTCATTAATACAGGAACAAAAACAGCAAATTGATGAACAGCAAAAAGAAATAGACGAACTCAAGAAGCGGATTGAAAAACTGGAGAAACTTATGATTGGGACTTTCGAAAACCTAAAGAAAGATGAGGATTAAGACAATGGACTTGCAAAAGATTTTCGAAGTAATTTCTATCGGGGACGTAACAGGTGTTGCATTCCTTTTTTTATCTGCTGTTCAGATTTCTCCAATCAAGATCAATCCTTGGACATGGCTTGCAAAGTGGTTTGGAAGAGCAATAAACAGCGAAGTTATTAAGCGTCAAGATGAATTGGAAAAGAAATTCGATGAGCGTCAAGATGAGTTCGAAAAAAAGTTAGATGGCGTACACGAAGAATTGGAAGGAAAACTAGATGGTGTACACAAAGAACTTGACGATCTCAAAGAAAGAGAAGAAATCAAAGAAGCTGACGCGATGAGAAATCGAATACTCAGATTCGCAGATGAACTTCGTCAGCACATGAGACACAGCAAAGAGTATTTTGAACAAGTATTGTCTGAAATAGACACATACCTTGCTTTTTGCAGAGCAAATGATGACTATCCAAACTCCAAAGCAGATGCGGCAATAAAATATACTCTTGAATGTTACGAAAAGGTTTTAAAAGAAGACGATTTTACTTAAAGAAAGCGAGGACAAATCATGGGTGACGTATTAGGTATCGTAAGCGTAGCGGCAATCACAATCATTTGCTACCTCATCGGAGAGTTCTTGAAAGCATGGAACAAATTCGATGACAGGAAGATTCCGGTTATTATGGGTATCTGTGGTGCAATCATCGGAGTTATTTCTTTTTGTTTTGCTCCGTCCATTATGCCGACAGATAATATTATCGTTGCAATCGCAATCGGTATCGTATCTGGATTCGCGGCTACAGGTATTGATCAGATCATGAAACAGGCATCAAAGGAGAGTTGAGCCTATGGCAGATATCATCATTGACGTATCGGGTTATAACGGTGTTGTAGATTGGAAAAAACTGAAATCGCAAGGCGTGACAGGCGGCATTGCGAAGATCATCCGTAAGGATTTGAACAAAGACAAACAATTCGATAATAACTACAAAGCACTCCACGGTCTTAAAATGCCGTGGGGTGTTTATAATTACACTTATGCGACAACTGTCAGCAAAGTACGCAGTAATATGAATCTTATATGCGATATGTTGGATGAATTGGATTTGACGTACTTTAATTATGGAGTATGGCTTGACATTGAGGACAAGGTACAGGCGGTTCTTCCGAAATCCAGAATCGTAGACATCATCAATGCCGCGCAGGAAGTTGTCGAGTCCAGAGGATACATATTCGGAGTATACACAGGAATGTCGTATTACAAAGAGCATATCCACGGACATGGAGTTAAATGTCGGAATTGGTGGATTGCTAGGTATTATCTTGGCTACACTCAAATGCAGTTGTATCAAGAGCCAAATGCAAACTATAAACCGCAACTTCCGACAGACATAGTTGCATGGCAGTATTCGTCATCTGTCGCAATTCCTGCAAGCGGAAATAACGGACTTGGTGATGCAAGTATTTTGTATCACATGCCGACCAAGGTTGGAACTCCCAAGACACAGGAGACAGAGCAAAAAGTAGTCAAGTTCGGAAGTGCTAGAATTGATGAAAACGGACGCATATCAGGTGGATCAAAAGGCGATCAGACAGGCAAAGAGGTTGCCATTGAAGACTATTACACACATTCGAAAGGATGGGTATGTCTCAGGGCAAAAGCGTCCACAACTGCAAAGAAACTTGCCAGAGCGATGAAATACGCATGTTCCAATGACAATATTGGTTATTCTCAGAGTGACCGCAATTCGCTTTACAATGTCAGTTCCAAAATTAGTTTCAAGACAGCAAAAGTAGCAACAAAGTGCAATTGCGATTGTTCGTCTCTTGTCAGGGTGTGTCTGGCATATGCAGGAATCAAAGTCAATGATTTTAATACGGCATCGGAACGTAAGGTCATCGAAGCAACTGGCAAGTTCGAAACCATCACGGATGTTAATAAAAACATGCTACAGGCAGGAGATATCCTTGTCACAAAAGGTCATACCGGAATTATCGTGTCCGTCAGCGGTACTTCCAGTGAGTCATCATCCGAAAGCAAGCAGACAGGATCGCATTACAGCGGTACATATCCTGCACTGCCGCCGAGAGGTTATTATCAGAACGGTGATGGTATTACAACTTACAAGAACTATCCGACGCAAATAAAGAGAGTGCAGATGCTTATGAATTGGGTGGTAAATGCAAAACTTGACGTGGACGGAAGATATGGAACTCTGACAACTGCGGCTGTAAACAAATTTAAGAAAAAGGTCGGTCTGAAGCAGGACGGATGCTTTAATTTGTCTACGCTTAATGCCGCAAAAGCATTTACAAAGTGAGGTATATATGAAATATAACGACAAAAAGAATTATGAACCCAAAAAGTCAGAAGAGATCGTGATTGACGGAGCAGTAATGCACAAGGTATCTACAGGAGATACACTTGAGTCGATTGCAAAAGAACACGAAGTCACGGTTCAGAGCATCAAAGATATGAACCGCAGAGATCTTCTGACAAATATGAAGAGCGGACAACTCATCCGCGTGAAATAACGTAGAACCTATTAATTGGGACAGGCTTAACAGATTGTCCCTATTTATTTAAAGCAAAGGAGACATGTAAACATGGCTATACAAAATAGGCGTGGCAATTACACGGACTTCGATCCAACAAAGATGGTCGCAGGTGAGTTTGCCGTTGTGCAAAATGGAGATCCTGATGGTACAGACGGAGAAGCGGTTTATTTCGCGCCAAAAGCAGGAAAAGCAAAAAGGCTAGTCACGGCAGATGATGTCAGGAATGTCATATCTGGTGAACTGGAAGATATCATCGCTGAGACAGAAGCCGAACTTGCGGATGACGTGCAGAGAGCAGAGGATGCGGCTGATTCTGTAGCATCAAGCGTCACACAAATAGCAACAAACACCGCTGACATAGCTGATATAAAGGAAGATTTAAAGCTGTTGGTTGATGAGATACCAGACACCGTGCAAACCTATACCTTTACGGGTGGATCGGTGACAAAAATCGAACACATTGCAAACAATGTGGCTGTAAGAACAGACACTTTTGCGTATAGCGCAAATACTATTACAGAGGTAAGGACGCTTAACACTGGCGAATCATTAACTATAGTTACCAACCTGACAACACTGGAAACAACTGTAACATATGCGGCGGCATAGGAAAGGAGTAATACATGGGAGTCACGATTTGGGAAGGGAGTAAGGCACAGGCACTGATTGATGCTATTAAGAATACGCAGAAAATTGATAAGCAACAGGGGACGGCAAATGCTGGAAAATCATTAGTTGTAGGGACGGATGGACTGGTTGTACCCGGAGATGCTGATCCTGCCGAAGACATAAAAGTTGCACTGTTAGCGTGTATGCAGAATGTGGCATGGGTAAACGAAAATGGAGAGAATTGTTATAATGCTTTATACAGAGCGTTATACGGCACCTTGCCGCCATCTCCCGAATACGAACATGTTATTTCGTATAACGCATCAAGCGGTACATTGTTGTCAAGTTTAGATGACATAGAAGTCTATATACCAGCTGGGCAATCATCGGCAGGAGCAAGCGAGACAATTAGCGATGGTGCATTAAGAATACTAACAGCAAACCCGACAAGATGGCATGAATTTTATGTGAATAATGATTACATGGCTAGACGTACTTCTGAAGCCACCAAGTCAGCGGCAACGATGAAAGCAAAATTTGCAACAATCCCAGCCTCTGGCGGAGGAGCGTCTGGAATTAACCTTTGTTGCATGGACAGCACAGGAAAAAAAGCATCAATATTAACATATAATAAGGGGAATAATACTTATGAAGTAGGAATTAGAGATAGTAGCAATAACTATGTTGCTAAAAAAACCATTAGCCTGAACACATATTATGACTTGACCGTTGAAATGGATAGTGGAACACAGACCGTAAAGGTCAATGATGAGGTAATCTATACTGGGGAAGGACATACATATGATGGCGGAAATGGTTTCGTATCATCAAGACCTACTGATTCAAGTTCCGTAGATACATATATTGAGTCATTCGTTTTTAAGTGGACATAAGGATGGTGGCAAAATGATATACGATATTAGTGGCTCATCTGTATATGATGCTTATGATATTGAAAAACAAGACAGAACCAGCGTATTTAATACATACGGTAGACAAATAACGATTGAGGAACCATCGCCAGATCCCTCACCAGATCCATATCTCGATGGCAGACTACTTATTTTTGAAGATGATTTCACAAATGGACTTCTTGAAGATAACTGGACAATAGAAGTTGGTCACATACGAGGTGCATCATATCAGGTGTCAAGACCGACAAATGTTAAGGTTCAAAACAACACGTTGGTCTTAACGGCAAAAAAAGAGAATCATCTGGGATATACATTGTCTGTTGCAGGCATGAACAGTAGGGGCAAGAAATCGTGGGTATACGGTAGGTTTGAAGCAAAAATCAAAGTGCCATCCGCATATAACGGTGCGTTTTGGTCAATGAGTAATAATGCATTGGAAAAATTCAACATAGAGGATGATGGTACAGAGCCATACACCATGCAATACGGAGTTGAAGGAAAACTCAGTTGGCCGAAATGTGGCGAAATTGATGTAATGGAATCCAATTCTGCAAGTCTTAAATCACGCCCCATGTGTAATGTATGGGGGGATGATGGCAATTCTATTGGTAGTGCGGCAATTCCATTTAGCATCAATGATCAGGAGTGGCATATATATGCGATGGAAAAAACGCCAACATACTTAGCCATGTTCGTAGATGGTGTTGAATACAAACGATATACATATGCGGATTTTAGCGGTGATGAGGTAAATGCATATAAAGGGGACTTGGCATATATGCTTATGCTTACCAATGGAATATCAGATGAGAGTGATTTAAGCGTAGAAGAAGCCAATATGTATGTTGATTGGATACGTGTTTATGCACCAGAGGGAGTGCATGAGCCAATACAGCCATCATCAATAACTATACAGCAGACCCTTGATCTTACTCTTGGTTGTGCCACAGCATTAATTCCAGAAATTGCTCCTGCAACAGCAACAGAACGAGATGTAATTTGGGTATCCAGTGACACGAACGTGGTAAGGTGCAAAGCGGGAGGTTGGCTCTATGGTGATCAAATTGGAGAAGCTGACGTATTTGCATTAACAAAAAATGGCAAAATAGGGAAATGCCATGTTACTGTAACAGCCGAACTTGCAGATATTAATGATATACTTATTGGCACAGCATGGAACTTAACCACAAATAGTGCAAGAGCTGTACTGTTTGTTGCCGTTCAGCCTTCAACCCAATATACCCTTTCGTTTGATTCTATATCAAATTTCGATGGTGTGTACTGGTTTGAAAAAGAAAGCAGGAACGCAACGGCGTTGCTTGTTGATGAAAAATTAACATCTTTGACAAAAACACAGGTCACAACTGCCAATACTGGATATATGTGTATTCAATTCAATAAGTCGAATATTTCAAGGGCTGATTTTGAAGGAATTAATATGAGTCTGGTAAGAAGCGATTAACTAATTTAAAGCAGACTTTAACGCAGCAACTAACGGCTCCTTGCTTCGGTCGGGAGCCAGTTGCTTGAAATGAAATGAGTCCGATGGCTTGTTAAGTTTTAATATTCAATGTATAATAAAAAGAAATGCGAGGTATTTATATGGAAGAAAACAATACAAACAATAACGATCAGATCCGTTATGTGATGGATAGCATGGGTGCAAGACTTGAACGCACAACGAAAAGGTTTATCATTGCAATTATTGTTTTGATTATTGCGATTGTAGTTAATAACGCCGCGTGGATTTATGCGTGGATGAAATATGATTATTCGAGTTCTGCAACAACCACTAAAACTATTGAGGTCGATGGAAAGGATGGCATAGCAAATTATATTGGTAATACAGGAGATATAAATAATGGCAAGGATACGAGTACGAACAGTGACACTTCGGACGAGAACTAGGAGACGGAAAAATGCGCAAGGCAAGAGAAGGACAGCGTATCGCAGATAATCTGTCAAATAGTCAAATCGAGCATCTCATTGACGAGTGGTGTCATAATCAGAAATATCGAGAAATTTTAAAACTAAGATTTATTCATGGCATGACTTTTGAAGCGATCGCAGAAGAAGTCGATATGTCTGCACGACAAATTAAAAATATAGTGTACAAACAAGGGGATAAGGTCTTGTACCATATTCCCTTGAATTAATTTTGGGGACATCCTTCGGGGTGTCCTCTTTTTTTGTTGCACAAAACTTGCACAATACTTGCCCTCTGGCTTCATCGCCAAAGGGTCTTTTTTATTGCAAAATTATACGTAGAAAAGAGGTGACAGTTTATGGAACTTTACATTTTACGTATGACCAGAATAGGTTTTTCTTTGAGTAGAGCATACAATGTTTATTCTGATTTTCGGAAAACAAATTCACTTGACGAATTGGACAGATACATAACGGCTCTGGAAGAGGATTGGAGAGATGAAATATGTGGATAAAGTTCAATCCGAATCCATGTAACAGAACGCAGGTCGGTGATTGTGTGGTTCGTGCAATATGTGCCGCACTGGATGTGGATTGGGACACTGCGTTCTGGATGGCGGCATATTCTGCAAACAGAATGTGTGATATGCCAAGTGGCAACGCAGTTTTGTCGGCAATCTTACGTCAGAACGGTTTCAATCGTGCGGCGATAGAAGACACATGTCCGTTGTGTTATACGGCAGAAGATTTCTGTATCGATCATCCATACGGCATATACGTTTTAGGATTCGGAGATCATGTATGCACTGTAATTGACGGAAACATTCTGGACACTTTCGATTCTTCTCAGGATATACCGCAGTATTACTACTACAAGCGAGGTGAATTGTAATGGCAAATCCGTATAACAACTATCCGTTTCCTGCGACATATCAGCCCATTTATCCACAATACCAACAACAGTTGCAGTATCAGCAACCGCAGGTTCAGCAACCACAGGTTCAACAGCAAACACAACAGCAGATGATGACTCCACCAACCATTCATGCAGAGATTGTACAAGTTGCAAACAGGCAAGAAGCATTGAACTTCCCTGTCGGTGCAGGTCAGGCACAGATGATGATGGAGAAAGACGATTCTGCGATCTATGTCAAAACGGCATTTGCAAACGGTCAGAGTAATCTTGTCGAGTATTACAGAAAAATGCCAGAACCAGAAAATCCGCAAAAGGACTATGTGACGCGAGAAGAATTTGAACAAAGACTTTCTGAACTAGCAAAACCCCAAAAACAACAGCAACGTCAAGAAAGGATACCGAAAGAAAATGAGCGGAATGTTTAATTCTTTAGGAAATGGAAATAATCAGCAACAGCCAGATCCTGTTCAGCAGATTAAAAGCAACCCTTCTGAATATCTTGCAAGCAGAGGTTTCAACCTTCCAGAAGGTATAAATACAAACGATCCAAACGCGATCATAAACAGCCTTATGCAATCAGGACAGATTGGAAATCCAAGAATGCAATGGGCAATGCAAGTCATCAACAGAATGCGTGGTGGCAGATAAATACGATTCAAAGTCGAGCGCGCGGCGGCTTTTGAATAAACACTTTTTTACCGACTATCCGAATAGAGGATAGCCGCTTACCGCAAATAGTTATGCGGTAGAAAGGAGCAACTAATGGTTTCTTCTAATCAAGACAATTTTGTAATGCCGGTATCTCCGATGTATGGCGGTGGATATGGCGGCGGCATGGGATTCGGTGGCGATTGGGCATGGATTCTTCTGCTTCTGCTGATCGGCGGCAACGGTTGGGGAATGGGCGGCTTCGGCGGCGGTTTCGCAGGTGGACTTGGAATTGATTTTCCGTGGCTTCTGAATGGTCAGAACGGTATCAATAACAATGTCAACGATGGATTCCGTGATGCACAGCTTCATGACAGCGTTACTTCTGTCAGAGATGGCGTAAGTGGTCTCGCGACTCAGCTTTGCGGATGCTGTGGAGATATGCAGATGGCAATTGCAAACAGCACAGCAGGTATTCAGCAATCCCTGTGCAATGGTTTTGCAGGAACTACTGCCGCAGTGACAGGAGCACAGAACGCAATTTCTCAACAGCTTAACAGCAACGAGATTGCAAATCTGAACCGTTCCTTCGCTGAACAGACAGCTAATATGCAAGGTTTCAATGCTGTGAACTCTGGTATTGCAGACACACGGTACACGATTGCGACCGAGGCTTGCGCAACGAGAACAACCGACACACAGAATACTCAGGCACTTCTGACAGCATTCAATTCTGGCATTCAATCCATTAAGGATCAGCTTTGCGAGTATCGCGATGACCAGAAAAACGAAACAATTGCAAATCTCCGTCAGGAACTTATGTACTCTCGCGGTCAGGCATCTCAGGTTGAGCAGACAGCGCAGATTCTGGCTAACAACAATGCTCAGACAGCGCTCTTCCAACAGGGACTCAACAACGAGGTTGACGCTCTGTACAACCGTCTGAATACTTGCCCTGTTCCGACTACTCCGGTATATGGACGTACACCGATCTTCACTTGTAACAACGGCGGTTGTGGATGCGGATGCGGCGTAGCGTGAAGAAAGGGGGTCAATTATGGCTGAATTTCAAAACGCAAATGTTCAGACCGTAGATGTTGGACAGACGGTTATATTCACAGATGTTGCGGTTCCTTGCAACAGAGGATTCGTGCGGCACAGAGATGGGAGCGGCAATTTCCTTCTGAGCGGTTGGGTTCCGTACAATTCATGCAGATGCAGAAACAACAGCGCAAATTACCTTGTTGACTTCGGAGCAAATATTGCAATCCCGACAACAGGTACAGTAGGGGCGATCAGCCTTGCAATCTCACTGGATGGAAGTGTTCTTCCGTCTAGTACAATGATTGTGACACCTGCCGCAGTTGATGAATATTTCAAAGTGTCCAGAGCAATTAACGCAGAAGTGTGGCGCGGATGTTGCGAAACTCTTTCCATTACAAATACCAGCGATCAGCCGATTCTTGTTCAGAATGCAAACATCATCATCACTAGACCGGATCTGGCTATCACGCGCTGAGAAAGGAGAGAGACATAATGGAAATGCAGAAAACCTTCGATAAACTCCGTGACATGATCGGTTCTGAGATGGATCAGATTACTGCCAGAGGTGAACTTGATGAGAACAGCCTTGCTTGTACTTACAAGATGGTTGACATCCTCAAGGATCTGGGCGAAATCGAAATGAACGACAGCGGTTACTCACAGCGTTATATGCCGCAGTATCCCATGAATTCTTATGGCATGGGCGGTGGCAATTCCTATCG